AGATAAATACGGCCCTAATAGCTTCCTACCAGTTGCTATTAGCTATCAGTGGATGTTCGCTAGTACCAGTAAGTTAGTGAAAGAAAATTTTGAAGTAGCAGATGTTTTAATCGAGAAAAAAAATCCTCATACATATGTTGACTCTTTANNGAACCTCACGTAATGATGTTAAGTTCTTATGTATGGAATTGGGAATATAATAAAGTATTAGCAAGACTAATAAAAGAGAAATACCCAGACTGTCTTATTATTACTGGAGGTCCTAATGTTGATAAGAGAGATAAAGAATTCTTCGATAAGTATCCGATGTTTGATATTGCTGTAATGGGAGAAGGAGAGCAAGCATCTAAAGAGCTTCTTAGAAGGTATTTAAAAGGAGAAGACTATAATGATATCCCACATGTATTTCCTAAAGGAGGAACTTTATGTGCTCTACCTCAAAGAGCAGAAAACCTAAACATTATACCATCACCTATCCTTACAGGTTTTTATGACTGGATAATGAAAAGAGTCGAAGCAGAACATGGACCTCAAATGTGGCAAGTAACTTATGAGACATTAAGAGGATGTCCATATAGATGTACGTTTTGTGATATAGGAGATTTATACTGGCAAAAAATTAAAACTTTTGATATGCCTAGAGTCGAAAAAGAAATCGACTGGATGGCAGATAGAAAAATTGAATATGTAGCAGTTTGTGATTCTAACTGGGGATTAATGCCTAGAGATGTAGACTTAACTAAATATGTAATTAAGAAAAAATTAGAAACTGGTTACCCTAAATTTTGGGATGTAACTTGGGCAAAAGCAAACTCAGATAGAATATATGAAATTGCTATGTTAGATAAAGAAGCAGGTACTCGATTATTCAAAGGAGTTACATTTGCTATGCAATCATTACATCAGGAAACGTTAGATGCTTCTAGAAGATTAAATCTTAAATATGATGCTGCTTTTGAATATTTAGAAAAATATAGAAAAGAAGACATACCTACATACTCAGAATTAATCTGGCCTATGCCTGAAGAAACTTATGAATCTTTAAAAGACGGTATTCAAAGATTAATTGATCTAGGACAGAAAGATTTCTTAATGGTTCATCCTCTAGTTTTAACGTTTAATGCTGAAATGGGTCAACCTGAATATATTGAAAAGCATGGACTACAATTTAGAGATGTTCCTTTAGATACTTTTTACTTAAGTGTAGATGATTTAGAAGATTATATTGTCGAGAAAACATGGGGGGTTATTGGTACTAATGCAGCCAATCCTGAAGAGGTATATAGAGGTCATTTATTATCTCATCTCCTCATAGTTATGTACTATTACGGTTGGGGACATTATATGTTAGAGTATTTAAACTCTAAATATGGTTTTAAACATATTGACGTCATAGAAAAAATGTTAGAGTACTTTATGGGGACTGATACCTTAATTGGATCAGAATTACAAGAGACTGTTGACTCTCTAAGCTCTGTATTCGAAAATCAAGAATTTTGGGGTAGACAGGTATTAGGTGATGATGATGTCTTTTGGGAATACAAAGGAGCTACAAGCATTGTATTTTACCAGAACATAGATAAACTTAAATCTGAATTATATGATTTCTGTTTAACTAAGTTAGGTATAGGAATGCAAGACGTTATAGACTTAAATATAGATATGTGTCATACTAATGATAGAACATACCCTTTGACAAAGACATATAATATTGATACAGTTAAACATACTTTAGGATTAGAATTAGATACAATTACTTTAGACCATTACGATAAAGAAAAAATGTCAGATAAAGAGTTTTTTCATTTAGCTTATCACTATCAAAGGAAAAATAGGTACTGGAGATGTAAAGTTAGTATTTAGTTGTTTTTTTGCTATTTATATCATATATTGTTATAACAGATTAATACGTNNCTATAGGAGTCGGCAAACTCGGAAAAGAATCAGCCGAAGTCATGGCAGAAAAGCATGACGTAATAGGTTACGACATCAACCCAGTTGAACCAGAAAATTTCAATATGGTTGATACAGTAGAAGAAGTCTGCAAAGATAGAGAATTAATATTTATTGCAGTACCTACACCTCATCATCCAGACTACGATGGTCGATACCCAACAGCACATTTACCTAATAAAGATTTTGATTACGGTATTGTTAATGACGTTTTAGATGAAGTTAATAAGTACGTTAACAAAGATCAATTAGTTGTTTTAATTTCAACAGTCTTACCAGGAACTATTCGAAGAGAGTTTATTGATAAGATTCCTAATGCTCGTTTTATTTATAACCCTTACTTAATTGCAATGGGGACAGTTAAATGGGATATGGTTAATCCTGAAATGATTATTATAGGAACTGAAGATGGTACAACAACAGGAGATGCAAAACTATTATTAGAATTCTATGAAACTTTCATCACAGAAGGTACAAGATATGAAGTAGGTACTTGGGATGAAGCAGAAGGAATTAAAATATTTTACAATACATTTATCTCTACTAAAGTAGCTCTAGTAAATATGATTCAAGATGTTGCTGAAAAATCAGGTAATATAAATGTAGATGTTATTACAGGAGCTTTAGAAAGATCTACTCAAAGAATCCTAGGACCTTCTTATATGAAAGCAGGTATGGGAGATGGAGGAGGATGTCATCCAAGAGATAATATTGCTTTAAGATATATGGCAGAACAATTAGGTCTTGGTTATGACTTATTTGATGCTATAATGAATGCTAGAGAAAAACAAGCTAAAAATTTAGCTGATGTTTTAGTACGTAACGCTAAAGAAAATTCTCTACCGATTATTATTTTAGGTAAAGCTTATAAACCCGACGTACATTACGAAGACGGTTCTACTTCTATACTTACAGGACATTTTTGTTCAGAACTAGGAATCGTTCCTGAATATGACCAACCAGCTCCGTATAAAGCAGTTTACCTTTTAGGACATATGGGTAAACATCACGATTATGAATTCCCAAATGGTTCTATTGTAGTCGATCCTTGGAGATCATACAAAGCTCCTAATGATGAAATAAAAGTGATTCATTATGGAAACACAAGACTCAATTAGAGACAGGCTTTTTATTGTTGGTTGTAGCTACTCTAAATACGTTAGCCCTACTTACGGTGATTTTTTAGGAGCTGATTTTAACCAAACTTTAAATTGCGCAAGATCAGGAGCAGGAAATGATTACATATTCCAAACAGCTGCATTTTTATTTGAAAAGTTTAAACCTACTGAAAAAGATACCGTAATAGTACAATGGTCTGGGATAGGTAGATGGGATCATATTTTTTACGGTGATACAGGTTATACAACCCCAGGAAGTTTAGATTGGCAAGACTACTTTGATCTGGAGATAGTTGATAAGTATTTTAATTTAGTTCAAAAAGGTTATGAATTAATTAATTATATTACTGCAATAAAAGCAATCAGTGAAAGGTACGGATGTAAGTTTGCTACCTTTAATATGTTAGACCCATGGATAGGAAATCTATTTGGTGAACCTTATCAAACTTTTATTTTCAATAAACATTTTGATTATATAAAGAAATGGTTCCCTTATAAGAAATTAGAAGAGACATTTAATAAGGTACAAGCATTATCAGCGGTTGAAGAGTATGTATGGAAACATCCATTACCACGTCCGTTATATTATTACGACCAAGATGGTCGCCAAGACGAAACTCATCCAAGTCCTACACAACATATAAAGTATGCACAATACCTAGATAGAGAATTAGATTTAAAATGCTCTAACATATACTCAGATAAGCTCAATGAATATGCTAATACTATAGAAGATATGTATAGCATACCAGATTTTGATTTTGATAAATTTAAAAAAGGGGAGTATCCCGGTACTGAGCTTTTCAATACGTTCCAAAGTAGTATACAAGTAGAACATAAGAAATATCCTTCTTATCTTTTTGGAAATAAATGGGAAAACTACAGCAATAACTTTACAGAATGGAAGGAGTAGTAATATCAGGATACCTTAAAGATATATCTGACAATATCATACCATTTATTTCCGGCAATGATGTCTTTGTTCATACATGGACCGATAATGACAACCTAAGATGGATTATAAAACTACAAAGGTATGAAAAATATACTAACAGTTTAAATATAATATTAGAAGATCCTAAATACGATAAAAAACTATATTCATACTTCTATTCTACTTATACAGCTATTAGGTCTATCCCGGATATAGATATATACGATAAGATAGTAAAGTTTAAACCTAATCTTTTAGGAGACACGATTAACTACAAAGGTAACTTAACTGATTATTTTTATAAAGCAAATATTGCTACAAGGCCTTTACTGTCTAAATACAAAAAAGAAGATTGTTTATACGGATCAGTATACTATAAGAATATAGACGAAAGATTATTTTCTGGGTATCCGTTGGCTTTTAGAAAAAACTTTCTTATATTAAATGATATGGAAGCGGCTATGTATAAATTAGACCAGTCGTTAGTAGAAAAATATGGACACGATTACGAAGGAAGTATTTTTTGGACTGAATGGTTTAACAGTACTGAAACGCCGGTAATATTAGATTTAGATTTAAATATACCTAATAATAAAATGTAATGGCAAAAAAAATTAAATTACAAGAAGAAGAAATCAAAGCATTAACTGATATTCAAAATAAATTCAATGCTCTTCAGAAAGAATTCGGTACTGCAGCTATAACCAGAATAGATATAGATGCTAGAGAAGAAAGAGCAGAAGATTTCTTATCCCAACTTAGAAACGCTGAAGTAGAAATAGCAAAAGCATTAGAAGAAAAGTACGGGAGAGGCACAGTTAGTCTAGAAACTGGAGAGTTTAATTCTCTAAAGTAAAATTTTTTTTCACTTACCTTTTTATCTTAGAAGGTTTTCGGTCCTCTTTTCCTATTTATAAATGTTAATAGCATACGAATAGGCAAATCTGTTTTCGATTTACTAACGATATTTATAAGAGAACGAATAATCTAATTTAAGATAAAATGGCAGAATCATTAATCTCCCCAGGGGTACTATCAAGAGAGCAAGATAGATCTTTTATTGCTCCTGCTGCATTAGAAGCTGGCGCAGCTTTTATAGGACCAACAGTAATCGGACCAGTAGAAGAACCAACAGTGGTTACTTCTTACGGTGCCTACCAAAGAAAATTTGGAGTCACTTTTGAATCAGGTTCAAACAAATACGAATTTTTAACATCACTAGCAGTTAAATCCTACTTTGAGCAAGGAGGTAACTCAGCACTTATTACTAGAGTAGTAAATGGTTCTTTTACAGGAGCTTCTAACTCTACGATAGCTGCTGCAGATGCTGGATCAGCACCTTTCTCTATCCAAACTTTAGGAAAAGGATCTATCCTTAATAACTCAATAGGAGCTGGAGATGCTGGATCACAAAATAGCGACGGATCATTAGTATCCGGTAGCGCAGAAAATATTAGATGGGAAATCAGCAATGTAGACAGTACAGCTGGTACATTCTCATTAATCATCAGAAGAGGTGACGATAATTTAAGTCAAAAGACAGTATTAGAATCATTTAACGACCTTAGTTTAGATCCTAACTCGGAAGGATACATTGCTAAGATTATCGGTGATCAGTACAAGTCTAAATCAACTGATGGCGGACAGACTTATATCTCTACAGTAGGATCTTATGTTAATAGATCTAACTACATTAGAGTTAATTCTGTAGACAGACAAACACTTAATTACTTAGCTAACGACGGAGTATCAGTAAGAGATGCTAACTACACAGGTTCTTTACCTGTTGCATCTTCTGGTTCATTCCACGGAGCTGCAGGTGATTTATATCAATCATCTGAACCTAATAAGCACTTCAGTGAAATATCCGCTGGTAATACACAGGGATTAGAAGCAGCTGATTACGGTGATGCTATCTCAATTTTAACTAACCAAGACGAATACGTTTTCAATATCGTTTCTGCTCCAGGATTAATTTACGCTTACGGAGATCATAAAACTCAATTAGATGCAATAATTTCTTTATCATCTGATAGAGGAGACAATATTGCAGTAGTAGATTTATCAGCATACGGAACTTCAGTATCGAATGCAGCAGGAAATGCAGCATCAGTTAATAGTTCTTATGCAGCTACATACTGGCCTTGGCTACAAATGCAATCTTCTACAGGTAAATTAGAGTTCGTTCCTGCATCAGTAGTTATTCCAGGAGTATATACATTTACAGACGGAGCTGCTGCACCATGGTTCGCACCAGCTGGTTTAACTAGAGGTGGAATTTCAGATGTAATTCAAGCAGAAAGAAAATTAACTAGAGGTCAGAGAGATACTCTATATAGTGCCAATGTTAATCCAATTGCTACTTTCCCAGGAAGCGGAATATCAGTATTCGGTCAGAAGACATTACAGAAGAAGAAATCAGCATTGGATAGAGTAAATGTAAGAAGACTATTAATTGATCTTAAGAAATTCTTAGGAGATCAAGCTAAAACATTAGTATTCGAGCAAAATACAATTGCAACAAGAAATACTTTCTTAGCAAATGTGAACCCATACTTAGAATCAGTAGTACAGAGACAAGGTCTTTATGCTTACAGAGTAGTAATGGATGATACAAATAACACCGCAGATGTAATTGACAGAAACCAATTGGTAGGGCAGATATTTATTCAGCCTGCAAAAACAGCCGAATTCATTACACTTGACTTCGTCATCTTACCAACAGGTGCAACATTAGGTGAATAATTTTAAAAGTTGAATATTTATAATAAAGATAACACAAAATGGCAGTATTAGATCCTAACGAAATAATGTTCAGAGCTTTCGAACCGAAAGTGCAAAACAGATTTATCATGTATATTGATGCAATTCCATCTTTCATGATAAAGAACGTCAAAGCTCCTACGTTTACAGATAACGTAGTAAAGCTTGACCATATTAACACATATAGAAAAATCCGTGGAAAAAGAGAATGGGCAGAAATGACTATGACTCTATACGATCCGATTACTCCAAGTGGAGCACAAGCCGTAATGGAATGGGCAAGACTAGGATACGAATCAGTAACTGGTAGAGCTGGATATTCAGATTTCTACAAAAAAGATTTAACTCTTAACGTATTAGGTCCTGTAGGGGATGTAATTGGAGAGTGGATCATTAAAGGTGCATTCGTTACAAATGGAGACTTTGGTCAGTTTGACTGGTCTTCTGATGCAGTAGTTGATTTAGGAATTACAATCAACATGGATTACTGTATATTGAATTACTAGGATTAAAATACTTTATTATATATTAAGAAGCCCCTTTATTGGGGCTTTTTTTTTGGATATAAGTTGGTTTTAAAATATAAAGTTCGTATATTTATATATAAACTAGTTTTAAATATTAATAAATTTTATGGAAAATCAAGACAAACCTAAGTTTTCGATTCCTACAGAAACAGTTAAATTACCATCTAAAGGGAAATTATACCCTAGTGATCATCCATTGGCCAAAGGAGAGATTGAGG